CGACGCCTTCAGCGCTCTATCCACAACATCATTGCCGCCCACCGGCTGTGGCGGCATATCAGCGCCCTCAACCGTCGCCCTGCTCGTATCAGGCTTGTTGGCATAAATCGTCAACGGCCTTGCGTCAGACGCATCTGCATTTTGCCCAGCCGCGACAGCCGCCGCGTAATCAGCATCATCGTCTGGCGTCGGATCACCACCGTCGGCATACCCGCCGCGCATCAAGTGCTTCGCGATCATATGCGCGAGGCGGATGGCTTTCTGCGGGTCGTGATGCCTCATGGATAAACACCCTTCACCGGGGCCTTCACCTGAGCGGCCAGCCGCTCTTTCTCAAGATCCATGCGGTCGCTGATATGGTCCTTGGCCATTTCCATCTGCTCAAGCTGGATCTTCGCCTGCCGATCCGCCGTGCGCTGGTCATCTTCCATTTGCTGCGATTGCAGCTTGATCTCGATTTCTTTGGCCTTGGTCTGCGCGTCCATCAACCGCGCCCGCGCCGTCATCAACTGGATCGGGTCAACCTGCGGCTGCTGTTGATGAGACTGCGCGCCCTGTGTCGGCGCGAACGCGCCCTGTTGTATCTTCGCTTGCGACTCGGCGGACTTGGCTTGAGCCATCATCATGCGGGCATTGGCGTCCTTTGTTTTGTTCGCCACATCGGCCTGCATCTTCATCATTTCAGGCGGCGGGGCGGCCTGTGCGTTCGGCGGGGCCATGAACTGCTGCGGGTTGCTCCACCCGATGGCCTGCAACGCCGCCATATCAATCGCAATCGGGTCGTACATCGACGGATTGGCTGCTTGAAGCTGCTTGAGCGCCATGATCTTCATCACGCGCTGACCGTGGCTCGCCGTGTTCGGATCGGCCTGCGGCGTCAGATCGCAATCCTCAAGGGCCTTCAAAAACGTCTGCTCGTCCCAAGGATACGACGCCTTCTTATTGCGCTGCCAGAAGCTTTCGGGGTGCTCCTTAAAGCACTCGACCAGCAGCCGGAACTCCTCCGCCTGAGCGGCGTGCATCCGCTTGTGAACCGCGTTCATGACTTTCGTTGCCTGCTCGATCATCGCGAGCGTCGTGCCCACGGGCGCATCCGCCCGACCCTCGCCGACTTGCGCCTCGCTCGTGCCGCCGATCCTCTGGCCCGTCTGCTCAATAGCCCCGGCAAGCGACATCAGTCCCGAACCCACATCCTTATACGGGAGCGGCATAATGGCTTGGTTGATAGGCAGACCGCCAGTTTTAACAAGCGCGCCTCCGCCCGGAGGCACGCGAAAGATATTCGTGTTCTGGCGCGCGCCAGTGTCGGCCATGAGGAAGCCGGGAAAATTCGCGTACATGCCAGCGTCAAGCATCTCACGCCACGCGGCAGTAAGAGCATTAGTTGTATTACCAAGTATATTAAGCAAACCAATGTCGTAGAAGCCAAGGCCGGGAACGAAGGTATATTTGACAAAGCTAACTCTAGCTTCCGGCAACTCCGCATCATCTTCGTCGTAATTGCGAACGACAGAAAGTATTTTCTTACTCGATACATCAGTGGTGACTCGATAGGGGATTTCCAATCCACTTGCCTCTCCCTTATACTTATGTTCAAAACCTTTAATGTTGAGTTCGCAATAACACTCATAAATTTCGCGGTCGCGATCATCCGGGCTTGTGCTATCAAGCGAAATACCCTGCTGGTCGCGCTTCTCGCGCTGCACCGCGTCAAGTTCCGGGGCCATCGCCTGCGATAAATCAGTGTCCCGATACACGCCTAGGATTTGCAATCTCTTGACCGTGGAAGGGCGCATCATAACCCGATGCGTGATCCTCTTGGCGTTCCGCAAATCGGTCGCGGCGTTGTTTACAATCAAATCGTCCGCGTCCACCGTCTCACTGACAGGGCGATTGCGGAGAGGGCAATAATAGACCTTTTTGAACGCCGTGCCGCCAAAGCCAAGCATCAACAGCATTCTATCGGTATCGGGATAATACTCTGTAGCGACGCTGGTTAGATAATGGTTCAGGTCGCGCTCAAGGGCGTTCGCTATCTGATCCTCGCCAAGATCGGCATTGTTATTGTCATTTCGGATTTTAACCGGGCCATCGGTTGGCAACAATTCCGACCGGGCGTTAGCCTGAAACCTTAGAACCGCCTCCTGAAGCAGGGGGTGGCGGACTTTGCTCATGCCCTCGACAGGCGCGCCGTCCGAGGCCCCCTGAAGGCCCGGTATTTCGATCTTCAGGCCCAGCAGCTTGATGCCCAGCGCCCGATCCTCGACCCACTCCTTTCGGCTGTCTAGGTCGTGCTCAATACCCCGCATCAACTCATCTCTGATACGGTAGAGTTCCATATCATCAATGTCATCGACAAGGTTCTCGAACCATCCCCGGTCTTTCCGCTCGTCGGCCTCCGACAGCGGCTTGCCATCAAGGCTAATCGTGACCGACCCGTCGCCGTGCTCGATCTTGACGATGGCGTTGCTATCGTCGAACTGCGGCTGATCCTCCCCATCGTCAACGGCCTCGACGACGACCTCGGTCCCGTCAACGGGAGCATCTGGCTCCGGCGGGCCGGGCAGGCGGATGTTGGGGTTCAGGCCGGCCATCAGGTATCCTCCAGGGCCTCCATTTCGGTCACGAACCGCTGGATGCCCTCCTGGGCGGCATAGTTATCAGATTTCGCGTGAATTTCATAGCGCCTGACGAAGTCATGGGGCGACCGACCCCAGACCTCGACAGAATAGACCGTCAGGCCCTTGTGACCGGGCGGCGGCTCGCGAACAACGTCAACGGTGGCATTAGCCAGAACGCGAGGCATTTCATATCCCATACAATGGCGGCGGCTGTTTGGTCGCCGTGTAGTCCTTCGATTGATCTATCTCCGCCAAGCGCTCCGGCGACCGGGTCAGCAAGCCCAGATCGCGGAGGTGGCGCACACTCTGGCTGGTTGAATCAACCAAATCGTCATTTTTACCCTTTGGGAATATAGCAACTTGGTTGATGACCATTTCCGCCCATTCCTTGTCGGGCGCGTAAACCATTCCCTCGGCGAACAAATGAGAAATAGAATGTAATCTAGCCAATTTGTCAAGATTACCGGGGTTGATAAGTTGAACGGCAAAATCCTCATGACCGAACAAGCGCCTTAATTCCTGAGAAACGCTTATTCCCGATGCCTTACCTTCGATCAGCAATTTATCAATTTTGTAATCTTTGCACACTTTTGCCACGCGAAGCACAAGATCATTTATCTCAAGGCGCTCTTGGAAAGCATACATCAAAATGATTTTAGGCACCGCGTCGAGCTCGCTGGAGTATTGCGCCGTTGGCATTTCCATGCGCTTCCCATACCTGTCCACGTTTAACGTTGATCGCGCGTTTGCGTCGCCAGCAAACACACCCCAAATGGTGAGGGCTGAATAATCGTTTTCCTGCTTAGTGGTGTAAGCTGTATCCAGCGACGCGATGACATAGGAAAGCGGCGGGAAAACGGGATCATTCCACAGCAGCCAGTGCTCGCGCTTAATAACTCCACCGCCAGCAGGTTCAGGGCGCTGTTGCAATTGCCCAGCGGCGGCATATGGACCAAGCGTCTTTTCCAACTGCTTGACTTGTTCATCATCGAAACGCTCGGGCCATAAAAGTTCGCCCGGAACCGTTCGAGGGTCTTTCCAAAGAATAGGCTCTCCATCCTCCGACTCTTCAGCGGGCACGAGAACCGTGTGAAAAGAACGATCAGGTTCGTATCTCATGGGCAAGCAAAGATGCGTCCAATCTCCCACCTGTTGTTCAAGAACATGACCGGAAATATCTCGTTCATTAAGCCGCTGGGCGACAACAATGCGGCAACCTTGACCGGGCTTTGAGTTGTTCAGTCGATTATACCAAGCAGTGTTCCACCAGTTGATCGCGCCTTCCAGCATGGCTTCGCTGTTGGCTTCGGCGGCGTTATTAAGATCGTCGCCGATCAAATATGATCCGCCAAGGCCGGTTGTCGAACCGCCGACCGAAACCGCGATACGCGCGCCATTCTTATCGGTCTGGAACCGCGTCTTGGTGTTAACGTCGCCTAATAGCTTAAACCTATGCCCCCAATGCGCTTGATACCAATCGGATTGGATAAGCGCGCGACATTTAACGCTATCCTGCAACGAAAGAGTAAGCGCATAACCGGCGCAAAGGAATTGAGCGCCAGGGCCAAGCAACATCGTATTGGCCTGTTGAGCCCAAACCCACGCCGGGAACATCGTGCCAACCACGGTGCTCTTCGAGAAGCGAGGCGGGACGTTTATCAGCAGGTTTTGAATGTATCCGTCAGCCGCCGATTCTAGGTGTTCGCATATGGCTTGAAGCGCGTATCCACCATGCGCGAATGGCGCGCTATCAATGTGCGGCCAAGCGGCGACAGTGAAGTCGTAAAGAGAAGCCTCGAATACTTCGGATTCAATTTCAAGTTTGCGCGCGCGTATTTCGCGCAGCGTCGCCTCGCGATCAATCGACTTATCAAGCGCGATCGCGGGCATCGTCAGCCCTTCGCCGCGCCCGTCTTGATGAGCGCCTTCTCAAGCGCCTCAAGCTCTTCGAGCGACAGGCCGGACACGTCCAGCTTGTTCGTGTTCTCGGTCTTGATCGGGCCGCCGTCAATACCCGAGACTTCGGTTCGCACCTTATCGCCGTATGTCTGCGGCGACACCTTCATGATGCGCCACTGCAAATGGTTCAGCTTCACGCGCGCGGAGTTGACGTTCTCCTCGCCGCACTCATCGGCGAGCTTCTTGGCGCGATAGAACTCATAATCAGCAAGAGCTTCCCGCGCGCGCGCGCATATTGTGGCAAATTCTGGATGAGCGACCTGCCACCTATAAACGGTCGTTCTATCGGGCATATCCTCGGCCTGACAAATCTCGACCAAATCCCTCCCGTTCGCCATTTCGACGAAGATGCGGTCGGCGATTTCGGGCGAGTATTTGCTTGGTCGACCAACTGGCCGGCCTGTCGGCTTGGTCGCCACTACGCAAACTCCCTTTCAACAGCCGACTGCCCGAGGGGCAAATCGGCGAGCATCCCTAGGGCGACCATGTAAGTGTCGATCAGGGCCTGCTCGCGCATCCGTTTATCGGCATCCTGCTTCCGCATGGCAATGATTTTCTTGATGATTTTGGGATCAAAGCCATTTGACTTGGCTTCGATGTAAATTTCCTTAATTGATTCGGCGATGTCCGCCTTTTCGGCTTCCTGGCGCTCGATGCGCGACACAATTGATTGCAGTTGATTGTTTGTCATTCGATATTTCTCCAATTACGACTGCTATAGCGACCTCGGCCTGCCCGAGACAGAATGAGCAGGGCTCCCGACATGGATCGCCGGCCACGAAGTCGGGCGGGGTATAGGCGCAGAGCGCGAGGGCCACCTGATCGACGATGTCCTGATCCATGGGGCTATTATAACCACGATCGCCGGAAAATCAAATCCAACTAGTTATCGACAGACAATGTTCAATGAGGCGCATTTTTCTGGTTGACTATGCGAAATGGTTTCGGTATCTTTGGATCATCAAC